AAGAGGAAGAATTTGCCCACAATACATACTCAGGCGGTGCGCCTTTTTGTATATTCCCCTATCCTGATTTGATGTTTAAAAAATCAAATATAAAAGAAGGGTTGCTGTCTTCAACCTCTCCATCGTTATACACCCATTCATCTTTTTGGGGTTTATAGCTCACCCACTTAGCTTGGCTTTCGCCTTCATTCATATCTATCATGTTTTACACTCCTATATTTATTTATGATTTTTATGTTGGAAATCTTTTAACAATGCTTGTCCTATGTAATATGCCATCTGCGGAACTATTGCGTTTCCGAGGGCTTTAAGTCTGTGTACCCTATTGGGAACCCCATTAGCCACTCTACCCACGTTGGGTTCAACGTCCCAATTCCTTGTGAACGCACTTTTGGATGATTGCCTAACATCTTCTGCATTTTGCCCTTTGATGTTCCTGCGGCTTCTTCGTTTGCTGTTGGTGTTGGCCACATCTTTGACTGTACTGCTCTGCTCAATGTGATCTTGCCTTCTTTTATTCTTTTTATTGCTACCTCTGGTTTCGATGATAGGTGTGCGTCTCCTACTATTGGAGTTGGCCACATCTTGTCCACTACCGCTTCCATCAGTTGACCTTGTTTCCTGTCTCTCTTCCTGAGATTCAAGGTCGCTTCTACTGTTTGACTGATTGTGTTTGGGCTTGCGTTTGGTGTCGGCCACATCTTTTGTTTCTCCTGGTACTCCACTAGCGCATCTAGTGTTACTCCGAATTTTGCTCCTGTTGTGTGGCTTTGACGATAATACTTGCCGTCCTTTTCCTTGACTGTTCCGCTTCCTCCCTTGTAGTCCCTTGTTCTTGGTGTCGGCCACATTTTCTGTTCCTCCTCCTGTACTGCCATTGTCAGAGGCTTGCCCCCTTGTGCGTACTTCTCTTTTCTTTCCCTTACTATGTCCTGAGTAGGTGTTGGCCATATCTTCTGCGATCCACCAGACTCTTTGTCTTTTGTGGTTAGCTCCGATACACGCTGCTTCGATACTAAAACACCGCCATCTGTAACCACAACGCTCCATGTCCTCTGATACGGTGTCGAGACCTTGTCTAATATGTCCACCAACGTTTTCTCCAAGAACGTACATTGGACGAATCCTGTCATCTCTAATGAGTCTATGTACTTCTGGCCAGAGGTGTCTTGGATCTTCTTCGCCCCTTTTCTTGCCTGCAACGGAAAACGGCTGACAAGGGTAGGAGCAGGTAAGGATGTCGATTCTTTGGGTGTCTGAAATAAGTCCTGTTGTTCGTAGTTGTTCATAATCTAATTTTCTTACATCATCAAATATTGGTGTGCCGGGGTAGTGTTGTTTTAGTATCTGTTGTGGATATTTTTCTATTTCGCAAAACCCTACTGTTTCTATTTCCTCTGTAGCATGAAAGCCTAAAGTCCAACCGCCAATGCCTGAGAAAAGATCTAAATGTTTTAACATTTATAATACACACCTTTAGATTGTATAAAATTTAGGCTACAAAGATTTGTGAAACTCATCTTTAAGATACTCCAGGTGCGTAGCGCAATAACCGTCAAAGTCCATAATGTCTCTTTCACCAAAAGCACTCTTTTCTTTTAGGTATTCAGAAAACTTACCTTTGCAAAATGCAAAAAAGTGATCTGTTTTAAACTCAGCTTTAAATAGGTTAGTTACGACAACCTTTATGTCTTGCTGTCTTAACCTGGCTAAACCTTTTATATCTTTATGCAATGTTTCATCAACATAGAGCTGTGACAGTTTTTGTATCGTTTTATTTTCCATAATTTATAAAATCTATTAATTACTAATACTTGTTGCAAAGTATATGAAATTAGTCCATTGTACAACTACAAAGGGTAACAAATAGAAACACAACAAAGGAGAAAGTCTAATGAATGTATTAAAACTTACTGATGAAGAAATTGATTTAATATTTCTGTGTATGGAAAGATATGACGATAACTACCACGATAAGAGGAATCCAATTCTTTTCTTAGGAGAGAAGATTGATAAACAAATAGAGGAACAAAGCTAATGAAAACAGAAGAACTATTTGATTACGACCCAAGTAAATCTGAATACGAATTAGCTAAAGATAATAAAATATTTTTAGTTATTCATGGTAGCGGTTACGGAGATATCCCACTCGAAGAGGAATGGGTTGATACCTTCAACGGATATTCTATAGAAGATACAGTAGCCAATGATTACGTTATCAAGAACTTTGATAGACAAAGACTTGTTTACTTTAAAGAGATAGAACTTGCCGAAGAATGGGATATAGATATCTTAGATGAACTATGGGAATCCAAAAAAGGAGAATGGAATACCTATAGTGACCCAAGTGGTGTTGTTTATTTTAAATGCTATCAGGAAAAATAATGGAAGAACAATATAAATACAAAATAGGTCAATGCCCTAAGTCACATCATTTTATGGAATATTATGAATATGAAGATGAGAACGGTAGTCATCATGGGTTTGAATGTGAGTCTTGTGGCGAATTTCAAACAGGATAAAGGAAATATTATGAGAAGATCACCAAAACAAAAGCAAGATTTAATCTTGCAAATTGTATGTTACACATTGCTAGGCGTAGTAATGACCGTAAATGTTTTTTTATACGCAATTAACTTTTAAAAGGAGAAAATATGTCAAAGACTATAAAACCATACGTACTTGGACAAGGTCGCAAAGGTGTCCCAATAGATTCAGTCTTGGAGATCCGTAAGAACGAAAACGGATATACCGAGATTTGGACAAAACCCATTCTATCAACAACCTCAGTCCGCGAATTACAAGACGAGTTAGCAAGGATTAAATATGGTAGGTAAATTAACTAATGATCACGAAATGTCGTGTTCTATTCTTGCTACGGCGTCAGGTCTTAACCCTTGGAAATCTAGAGTAGATCTCTTGGGCGAAATGATCCTTGCTAAACGTGGTGAGAATGTACGAACTGAGCAGACTGCAATCATGTCTAGAGGTGACACGCTAGAGCCTGTGTTACTTACTACGGCTTGCCGCGAACTAGGCATAGGTATCTTTGATGTAGATATAGCAGAACCCATACGGCATACAGAAATACCACTACAAGGATCTCTTGATGGTACTTGTGCGGTTATCAAACCTGATGGCATTACTATCAAGGAAGATGTATCTAAAGGCATATACGTTATGAACGATGATAAGGAAATATGGCTTAATGGTGAAGGTGTTATGGAGTGCAAACTAACATCTGCTTATCCTGAAGACGAACCACCTACTTGGCGCGGTCCAATGCAACTGCAAGGCTTGATGGATATAAAAGATGCCCAATACGGTATTTTGGTAGTTTGCTATCAAAGTATTTATTGGCGATATTTTATATATCCACGCAATGAAGAAATGGTTGCTGAGATACACACTCTCGTTAAGGATATGGATAGAAGAGTTAAGGAAGAAGATTTCTTTCCTCCTGAGAGTCCAAAGGATGCAAGCACCGTTTATCCAGAAACTAATGATAAACATGTTGATCTAAATGATGATGCAATGGATTTCATAGATTTATATCAACAGGCTTGTAAAAGCATCAAGCATTGGCAAAACGTCAAAGAAGATGCCCAAATTAGTTTGATGGGCATTATGCAAGACAACTTAACAGGATCTATTGCGACAAATGATACTACTTACATAGTCAAATGGGGCATGCGTACTGTTAAACCTAAACCTTCTAAGATCATTCCAGAAGAACTTGGTTACACAGTTAGATCAAATTCAATATCAATTAAGGAAGTGAGTAATGAAAATTGAAACATCAGATACGCCTTTACCTAGATCCAGGTATCAAGGCTTTATTGAAGAGTTATTAAAGGGCAAAACGATTATAAACTTAGAACATAAGTTCTATAACAGTATTCGTCAGGCTTGCTATAAACAAGAAATAAATCTTGAATATAGAATTCATACTAGGAAGCAACAAGACGGCAGATATGCCATCTGCTTACATAAGATAACTACTCTATAACTCTAGAGGGCAATGTATGATCATCCGCAGTTTCCAACAGATGCGCGTTATATATTGCCCTTCTTCCTACCTGTTGCGCGTACCTACTATCTAGCAAGTTAATCGCGGCTTTTTCCCATTCCCCATTCTTAAGATCTCTGAGCATATTTTGAAAGTTTGATATGGCTGGAACGCCCATATTAAATGCCAGATCCATCATCACCATCTGCGCCCTAGGTGGCAGATCTGACATCCAATCCCATCGAGCAATTAATTCTTCTTGGACAATCTTTATATCATTAGCCAAGAGAATCATTGCTTCATCTTCTGTGATACCTCTATCGTCTAAATTACGGCCTACGCCAATAGTAAGTTTGCCACTTGTGCAGTGATAAGGCATCAAACGTAAACCTTCAAACTCTACGAGGTGAGCTGTAAATTCTTTAATCATCGCTAGAGTGTGATGCGCCAAAGTAGAAAGATATGATAGCAGAAGCTAGACCACCCAAGTAACCTAATACTAGGTTAATTAACGCTTCTGAATTTTGTTCTGGTGGTTGGATAGTAACTAAAAAGATATAACCCATGAATCCACCAATGACAGCTATGCCTATAATTCTAGCTGTCCAATCTTTAGAGAAGGTAGATCTGGCGTTTTGTATATCTGCTGTTTCTAAAGCAAATAGATCTACATCCAGTTCTTTCATCTTAACTTCAAAATCATTGTCTAACTTTTTAAGTTCTGCAAGTTGCTCAGGCGTGGCGTTCTGCACAGCTTTTTCAATATCTTTAGGAGTGTTCTTGCATCCCAACGCCTGAGAAACTAAATTTGCGGCCATTCCGCCCATTGGTCCGCCTAAAGCGGTTCCGATTGTAGGTGCTACTGCACCAATTACACCTTTTAATAGTTCTTTCATCCTTTAATTTGTAAGTTGCGTTTTAAAGAAGTCAAATACTAAGAACCTTGGTTGATAGTAATGATATTGTCGTTACCACCGTTAACTTTCACGGTGTTCTGTACCTCATTCTGCAAAAGATTTAACGTATACGCGCTACCACCGTCTACTTCTATCCTATAACTGTCGCTTACAGATCTAATTAGTGTGATCTTCTGCCCTGTAATAATTGTAGTAATCTGCGTATCTTTGTCCTGGCCAATCTGTGTACCTGCGATTCGTATGCTTGTAGCAACCTGGTCTAACTTATCTTCTTCTTTTCCAATATCTAAAGCATCTAACAATGATAGTAAATCAGTCATAAAATCTTGCGCCAGGTAATCTATATCTAATTCTGTAAAATCTAGATCTGCTTCATTGTCTAACAAATTTTCTGATAAGTAGTCAATTTCTAGATCTGCAAAATCAAGATAATCTGCCGTACCTTGTTGCTGTTGTTGTTCAATAAGATCTTGCCTGGGTGTGGGTGGATTTACTATTAGCATATTGTCTATAAAGTCTAGCGTTAGATCTAGCACTACAGGATCACTAGGTGCTTTTTCATACATAGATGCTACGGTAGCTTGAAAGGGTTTGTTAAGTATGACTGTTCCCATTGCAGTAGTTACGCTAATTTCACCGCTACTTGTGCCGTCAGCTTGCGGCAATAAAATAACCAAAGTGCGTTGTAATTCGTCAACTGTTACAGATAGCGATGTACCCCTTATACCTATAGTCGCACTGCTTGTTTTTAACTTTATTCTCTTCTTGGGGATCCTACCTAATTTACTACTAACAAATCTTGCAGTGCCTTTTGCAAAGGTTAGTGCCATTTGTGACTTTTGCGGATCTGGATTAAAGACAAACTCATCAATAACAATCTTTGAGTTTTCTGTTAATCGTATTTGCGTATCGTCAATAAAAGTTATACCCATACGCCCCTTTGCAGTTTCTACGTTGTCAAAAGATACAACGCCAAAATCTACTGTGGCTTCATAGGGTTTGTCTCTTACAACTCTAGCAACGCCGTTTACTTCGCTTATGTTTCCAATACTAACAACCTGCGCTTGTGCCTTGATCGTTTTGGATAACACACACAGTTGAAGTAGTAGAACCCACGCTAATAATTTTAAGCCAGTCATTATCTTGTGTTGATTTTTGTTGAATATTAAAAGTTCTGTTACTGCCTGTGTGATCAAGCCAAAAATAGCCACCTGCATAACCATCGCCATCATAAGTAACCGCATTATCAGATCCATCAATGTCCATGTAGTTAGTTGCCGCATCTACGTCAATAGATGCAGTAATAGCATTGCTAGATCCATTAATAGTCCAGTCTAGATCTAACGTACTAGCTAATGCAGTCATGGCGTGGTTGAGTGTGAAAGTATTACTATTTCCTGTAGCCTGTACGTTTACATTACTGCCGTCAGCTCCAAACGTATTGCTTTCGTCTGTACTCATGTTGAACGTATTACTGTTGCCATCAAATACAAAGTTACCTGTGTAGTTATCAGCCCATATATCGCCTAAGAACTTGTTAGAATCGCCAATCATATCTAAATTGAGATTCATAACCGTACCGTCTAGATCTAGAGCTGTCATGCTTCCTGCGGCGGCATCTGCGCCACCTATGATGTTGCCAGATCCTAATTGCTCAAAGTCAAAGTTAGAATTAGAAGATCCTGAACTTTGATCTATGTAAATCTCATTATCTGCGGCATACAAAGGTGCTGACAATAAGAGTAATAAAAGTATTTTTTTCATTCTTTATATCTCCAATAGTTATTAATTACACCCTCTTTGATAGTTTCTAATACTGCTGTTTCTATGGCTATCTGTAATGCAATGCTCATTGCTTCGTTAGCTACAGATCCACCTTCTATTTCTACTAATTCTGTGCCTTCGCTTATGAACCTAAATACATCGTTATCTAAGGAAGCTGAGAATACTGATTTAGTCACTAGCACTTCTGTAAGAATACGCCCTGTGCTAACTGATACGGTGCGTAGGCTGATTGTTATTTGATCTCTTCTTACCTTACGGCTTGCGCCTAATCCTAAATACCTAGCACCTATACCTGCGCTTTCAATGTTAGCTTCATAACTTAGTACGCCACCTGTCATCACCATATCGCCAAACTTAAGGGGCATAAGCTTTTGTTCTTCATCAAATGTTTCCCTGGTAGATCTAATTAACTGTCGTTCTTTAGTGACTGCATCTAATGACACTCTTTCAACTACATCAAAGAAATTAGAATGTTTTAGTGCGCGTATAAGGTAGGCGTGTGGTGCCTGGGTAACTGCTGTACTAAATGTAGCGTATTTAGAATTAGATCTTCTTTGTCCTGTAAGATCCTGGAAGTCATAAACCGCTATAACAGGCTTACGCTCAGGTTCTGCAACGTCTTTTAGATCTGTATGTAAAGTTTGCATTACAGCGTTTTCTAAATACTCAACTGGCGGTAAGTTGTTTTGTAATGGATCTATCATTAGCGTACAACTAGAAAGTAAAACCACCGATAGGGACAATAACGGTAGTTTCTGTCCCATC